CCACACTATTCGCGCTGATGAGTTCACGGAAGAGAACCAGCGCATATCTATTGAGAAGTTTTTGGAAAGCTGTTAGGATTCTTCCAACAGAATTCTCAGGAGAGTTAAAATGCCAGCAGGTAAAACGGTTAAGAAAAATCGAAAGTCTATTATGCCGATGGTGCAAGATGTGGTAGGAGCTTTGATGCCTGGCGCCATGGGTGCGGGGATTGCAAGAGGGATTAGCAAAGGACGATTAGGCTCATCGAATCCAGTGACTCCATCCATGCCCCGAGATCCAGACACTTATCCCAAACCGAGCAGGCCGGCTTCTAGTGTTCCCGGTATAAGTTCGCGAGAAGAGCCTGACTATCCCACTTCTGCCCCTTCTTTTTCAAAACGTCCGCAGGCTCGCCCTAAGCCAATGAAGCCCAGAGCTCGCCCTGCAAGAATTGAACAAGAGGCTGCCGAGGCTGCCGCTGTTGAACGTGGGAACAACGAGGCGCGTCGTCGTGCTTCAGACACTCAGAATTTTTATGATGGCGGCATGGTTCGTGGCCACAAGTCTGGCCAAATGTCCGGCAAAGGCTTCTCAGGTACTTTTTAATATGGCTGATCCGAACTATAGCCGCGCACAGGCGCCGCGCACGAGCTTTGAAGATCTGAGCACTCAGCAGCTTGCTACGGATGTTTACACTGCATTCCGCAACTCTGGGTTTTCGGATTCACAGGCTCAGGCGCTGACGGCGGAGGTCTATCGAGAGAACAACCTTCGCCCTGAGTATATGTTCGGAACGCACAAAGACGACGCCAACGAGGCGTTGAACGTAGGTATGCTTAGTTTTCAGAAGGACCGCGCTCCTGCGGTCATGAACTATCTGAAGGGTAAGGGCGTAGTTGCGGACGACGGGACGATAACACCTGGTTTTGACGCGATTCAGGCTCAAGCAGATTTTATCTTTAACGAGATGCAGACGGACCCCTCTTACAAGCGGACCCGTGAAGAGTTCTTGGCTAACCCTGAGATCGACCGCAGCGCGGCGGCGAACATTCTTGGCAAGGACTACATTCGTTACAGCCAAGATCCTAAGTACCAGGGCGGTAATCTTGAACGCATTAACGAGGGTTATAACTTGCTGACCGGCGATGTGGGCGACATCACTCCGAAAAGTGTTCTGGGGTCTACCCGTCCCAAGCCAAGACCAGCTGATCTACAAGCGAGCAACAAGTCTCCGCTTGACGCTATGGAAGCCTTGTCGTACTTAGAGTTAGCAGGACTTTCAGGAGGGGCGCCAAAAGCCGTGGACCTTGGAGCGAGGATCACCCCCGGTCGTGCGGGAAGTGGTGGTCGTGCTTTGAAGCGGTTAGGAATCGCTAGTTTAGTGTAATGAAGTATGAACCATTCGCCATTGAGCGTTTGCAGGACATCTTGAAGATTGGTTTCAAGATGCATGAAGAGACTGATTTTCAGGTAGTTCCTTTGGACATTGAGCAATCAGCAAATTCTATTTTGAACATGGTTATTAACAACCCGCGTGGGTTTGGTGTGGTCGCGTACACGGATGACGACACCCCTGTTGGTATTTTGTGTGGCGGCATCTCAAACTATGTGTTTAGCAAGGGTTCTGTTGCGAATGATTATGCTTGGTATGTACTGCCTGAGTACCGAGGTTCGCGGGCCGCGATCAAGATGTTGAAGATGTTTAGAAGCTGGGCCAAAGACAACGGGGCCACGGAGCTTTACATGGGCATTTCGACGGGTTTGTTTGCGGAGCGCACGGGCCAGTTGCTAGAGCGCGTTGGTTTTGACCATGTTGGCGGCAACTATCGGGTACGTTTGAATGGCTAATCTAGAGGCTTTACCTGACGACGTATTGCGGGAGATTCTTTCTCTTACGCAGGCTAACTCTAAGTTGGCGCTTCGGGAATCTGCGACTAACAACTTCATGCCGTTTGCTCACCATGTGTATGAGAACTTCATTGAGGGCGCTCATCACAGGATTATTGCTGAAAAGTTGGAGCAGGTGGCTCAGGGGAAGCTGAAGCGGTTGATTATCAACATGCCGCCACGTCATTCGAAGTCTGAGTTTGCTTCGTTTTTGATGCCGGCGTGGTTCTTGGGCCGGAACCCTAAGCTCAAGATTATTCAGGCTACGCACAACACCGAGCTTGCTGTTCGGTTTGGTCGCAAGGTGCGGGATATGATTGACGATCCTGCTTACAAAGAGATTTTTCCTGACACCAATCTGAAAGAAGACAACAAGGGCGCTGGTAAGTGGGGCACTGAAAAGGGCGGCGAGTACTTTGCGGCTGGTGTTGGTGCTGCGGTCACGGGCCGTGGTGCGGATTTGTTTATTATTGATGACCCTCACTCGGAGCAGGACGCGATGAGTGAGACTGCGTTTGACCATGCGTATGAGTGGTACACTTCTGGTCCTCGGCAGCGTTTGCAGCCTGGTGGTGCTATTATTCTTGTTATGACCCGTTGGGGTAAGAAGGATTTGACTGGTCGGTTGATTGCAAACCAGTCGGCTGATCCCATGGCGGATCAGTGGGAGGTTGTTGAGTTTCCTGCGTTACTACCTTCTGGTACTCCTCTATGGCCGGAGTTCTGGGACAAGGACTCGTTGCTTTCGATCAAAGCTTCTTTGCCTGCTCAGAAGTGGTCGGCTCAGTGGCAGCAGCAACCTACGTCTGCGGGCGGTGCTATTGTCCGCAAGGAGTGGTGGAGAGTCTGGGACAAGGACGACATACCGCCGTTGAAGTATATTATTCAGGCGTATGACACGGCGTTCTCTAAGAAAGAGAGTGCTGACTACTCTGCTATCACAACGTGGGGTGTTTTTGAGCATGACGACGATGGCAAGGACCACCTGATACTTCTGGATGGCCAGCGCGGCAGATGGAGTTTTCCTGAGCTAAAAGAGGTTGCGTTTGAGGAGCACCAGTACTGGGAGCCTGACATGGTAATTGTTGAGGCGAAAGCCACTGGGCGCCCGTTGATTGACGAGATGCGATCCAGGGGTATTCCTGCGCTTGGATTCTCCCCCGGTAGACGAGCGGGCGGAGGTGGTGTAGACAAGACTACAAGAATGCACATGGTATCACCCCTTTTTGAGGCGGGTTTAGTATGGGCACCACAGGACAAACGCTTCGCGGAAGAAGTAATTGAAGAGGTATCTTCTTTTCCGAATGGTGACCATGACGACTTTTGTGATAGCATGACCTTAGCTTTAATACGTTTCCGCCAAGGCGGGTTCGTTATGATACATGATGAAGAGAACTTGGACTTCAGGGATCAAGTGCCTCGCAAACGGGAGTACTATTAATGGCCCTACCTCCTCAGCCCTTCGGGAACATGATGGATCGCAACAATGTTGCGCCTGACATGCAGCAGATGGACACCAGTGTTGAGATACCTCTGAATCTTCCTGAGGAGTTTGAAGGAGGTGCTCAGGTCACTGAGACTCCAGACGGCGCTTTGATCGAGGCTCTGATGGGCATGGAAGAAGTGCCCCAGGAAGAGTTGATTCCGTTTGACGCTAACCTTTCTGAGTTCTTAGAGGACGATGTGCTGGGGGATATTGCCTCTGATCTGGTGGGTGCGTTTGAGGATGACTTGTCCTCCCGTGAAGATTGGGAAGAAACCTACGTCAAGGGTCTTGAGCTTTTGGGCGTAAAGACAGAAGAGCGCAGCAGCCCGTTTGAAGGTGCATCTAACGTGACGCATCCTCTTGTAGCTGAGAGCGTCACTCAGTTCCAGGCACAGGCCTACAAAGAGTTGTTGCCTTCTGGTGGGCCCGTCAAGACCAAGGTTCTGGGAATACAGAACGCGGAGACGGAACAGCAGGCCAAGCGGGTTAAGGATTACCTGAACTATTTGATTTTGGATCGCATGGACGAATACGATTCGGACACGGATCAGATGCTGTTTTATCTTCCATTGTCTGGGATGACGTTCAAAAAGCTTTACTTTGACCAGGCGAAGCAGCGTCCGGTTGCTCGTTTTGTTCCAGCTCAAGACGTCGTTGTACCGTACAGCGCCACTGATTTGCGCAGCGCCCCTCGTATTACACACGTTCTGAAGATGACGGACAACGAGGTCCGCAAGATGCAGGTCTCTGGTTTCTACCGTGATGTCGACCTGACAGACGACGGAGACGAAGAAGTTAACGAGGTCCGCAGCAAAGTTGATGAGCTACAAGGCACGTCCCGCTCGTCTTACACTGACGACACACGCACTATCCTTGAGATGCATGTTGAGCTGGATCTTGATGGCTTTGAAGACATGGGTATGGACGGAGAGCCTACCGGCATCAAACTACCGTACATTGTTTCGATAGATCGTAGCAGCAACACAATTTTGGCTATTCGCCGCAACTATTCTGAGGCGGACCCGACTCGTGAAGCTATTCCGTACTTTGTTCCGTACAAGTTCCTCCCAGGTTTGGGGTTCTATGGCTTCGGTCTGACGCATATGATTGGTGGTCTTGGCCGCGCAGCTACTAGCATTTTGCGCCAGCTTATAGACGCCGGCACTTTATCGAACCTTCCAGCAGGCTTTAAGGCTCGCGGCATGCGGGTGGCCAACAGTGATGAGCCGCTGCAGCCCGGAGAGTTCCGTGACATCGATGCCCCTGGCGGCAACATCCGTGACGCTATTATCCCACTGCCGTACAAAGAACCTTCGGCTACTTTGGCTCAGCTTCTTGGTGCCCTGGTCGATGGCGGTCGCCGTTTTGTTTCTGTTGCGGATCAACAGGCGCAGAACATGGGCCAAGAACAACCTGTAGGCACAACGGTAGCTCTTCTTGAGCGCGGAATGAAAGTGCTGTCGGCGATACACAAACGCCTGCATCACGGTCAGAAGCAAGAGTTTAAAATCCTTGCACGTATTGTTTCGGAAAACCTGCCTGCAACCTACCCGTACCAACTCGAGGGTAACAATCAGCAACTCAAGGAGCAGGACTTTGACGGGCGCGTAGACATACTCCCTGTCAGCGATCCGAACATCTTCTCTATGGCGCAGCGTGTTGCGCTTGCTCAGGAGCAGCTGAAGCTTGCGCAAAGCAACCCGCAGATGCACAACCTGCATGCTGCGTACCGCCGGATGTACCAAGCCTTGGAGGTGCAGAACATTGACGAGATACTTCCGCCAGCTCCGAAGCCGCAGCCGATGGACCCAGCAATGGAAAACGGTCGTGCCATCGTCGGCACACCCCTGCAGGCGTTTCCTGATCAGAACCACGAGGCGCACATCCAAGCGCACGTTTCGTTTTTCAAACTGCCTTTGGTTCAGGCCACGCCTCATGCGGTTGCTGGTCTGCTTGCGCACATCATGGAGCACATTGCCTTGTTGGCTCGCCAGCAGATGATAGAGCAGTCCCAAGAGTTGATTCAGCAGGTGCAGATAGCCGCTCAGACAGGTGCTATTGATCCGCAGCAGGCGCAGCAGCAGATTGCTCAAACACAAGCCGCTCTGCAAGACCCTAAGCATTCTGCAGATTACGCGGCTCTTTTGCAGCAGCAGATCCTCGATAAAATGCTTCCTGAGATTATGCCGCCGGCGCCAGACCCTATGGCGGACCCACTGGTGCAGATTCGTAACAGCGAGCTTCAGCTCAAGCAGCAGCAGATTATGCAGGATGGCCAGATTGACCAGGCTAAACTGCAGATGGATCAAGCCAAGCTTGAACAGAAGGCCGCTTCGGAAGCTGCTCGCTTAGAGCTACAAGAAGACGTGGCTGATGAGCGCAATGATGTGAACCGTGAGCGTATCGCAGCACAGATGCAGATGGCGGCCCAGCGCAACCAAGGAGGCAGCTGATGCCTTTGAAGAAGGGGGAGTCTAAGAAGACCGTATCTTCCAACATCTCGAAGCTTCGGGATGAGGGCTACCCACAGAAACAAGCTGTAGCTATTGCGTTAAACACAGCTGCGCAGAAAAAAGCAGAGGGTGGGGTAATAAAAGCCTTTAGCCCGATTGCGCGTCCCCAAACTTTCAGAGGAGTGTTCTGATGCCGTCTATTACGATTACCTTTGGGGAGATGACCCCTGTCGACAAGTACGAAGAGACCGAGGACGGACTGAGCTGCCCTCTTGCCACGAAGGACTCTGACCTGAACAACAAGAACCGGGAGGAGGCGATCGAGGTTGCTGATTACCGAGATCCATCGGATAGCGGCGCTTTCCGGTTGACTGATGTTTGCGGGAACTGTGCTGCTTACAACCAGACCGAAGAAATACTGGAATGCATCGGAGATGACTCTGGTCAAGTGGGCTACTGCCAGCTTTTGAAATTTTGTTGCTCCGCGGAGTATACATGTGATAAGTGGGTAGAAGGTGGTCCAATCACCTCTGACTTGGAAAATGATTACGGTGAGTACCTATAATGGATGTTGTAGACTTCGCATCACGTGTGTATAAGTTGTTGCGTGAGCGGGAGCAGTACATCAAGGATGTTATGGCGTCCGACGGCCTTCCAAACTGGGAGGAGTATAAAAAGCTGGTAGGAGAGTTACGGGGGCTATCCTACGCTTCGGCTGAAATGAAGTCCCTGCTGGAGAAAAACGCAGATTATGACGAAGAAACTTTATCTTCCTGACCATGTTGCGCAGAAAATCAACGCTGAAAAAGCAGCTAAGGCTGCTGCTCCTACTGGAGATAGCGCGGAACCTTCTCTCGACAGTTCGTACGTGGACCCTAAGGACCGCGTACTAGACCCCTCCCTTGTGGAAAAGCCCTTACTAGATCGCCTCCCTCAGCCGACAGGCTGGCGGGTTTTAGTCATGCCTTATCAGGTAGAGACTCAAACTAAGGGCGGCCTGTATATACCGGATGAGATCCGGGACCGTGAAAGCGTGGCGACAGTTGTTGCCTATGTCTTGAGCGTTGGGCCTCTTGCATACAAGGACGCCGACAAGTTTGGGCCCGACTCTGAGCCGTGGTGCAAAAAAGGCGACTGGGTCTGCATTGGCCGGTACGCCGGTTCCCGGTTCAAGATAGAAGGTGGAGAGATCCGTATCATTAATGATGATGAAGTGATCGCCACCGTTCTTGAGCCTACTGATATCAAATCTGTTTGAGGAGACGAACATGTCTGCAGAAGCACAAAAGCCTATTGACGATGATGATCAAGAGATCATCATCGAGCAAGAAGAGGAGGTTTCTGAAGACGTAGAAGAGACCGCTTCCAGTGCGCCGGAAACGGAGCCTGATGACAACGCTGAGGAATTGGAGTCTTACAGTAAGGGTGTGCAGAAACGCATCTCTCGCTTGACTGAAAAATTCCGCAAGGAGGAGCGTGACCGCCAAGAGGCTGTTCGCGTGGCCCAGCAACTGCTCCAAGAGAAACAAAACCTAGAAGGCCGCTTGAAGCAGCTGGATAGTGGTTATCTCAACGAGTACGGTGCACGGATCGAGGCTCAAGTTACCTCCGCCCGTCGCAACTATAAAGATGCGTATGACTCTGGTGACACTGATAAGATGATCGAAGCGCAGGAGGCTTTGGCCCGTGCGACTTCTGACAAGGATCGTTACGAGCTAGCCAAGCAACGCGCAGACCAGCGTTTGCAGGCCCCTGCTCCACAACAGCAAGCGCAGCAGTACGCTCAACAGCCTCAGCCTCAGCAGCAACAAGCGCCTGTGCAGGTTGATGCAAAGGCGCAGAGCTGGGCTGAGACAAATACGTGGTTTGGTCAGGACGAAGTCATGACATACGCCGCGTTTGGAGTTCACCGTAAACTTGTCGAGGAAGAGGGGTTTGACCCACAGAGCGATGAGTACTATAGTGAGATTGACCGCAGAATGCGTTCGGAGTTCCCGAACAAGTTCCAGGCGGACAAGAAACCGGGGAGGAACCAGGTCGCACCTGCTGGCTCTTCTGCATCCCGCAGCACTAAATCAGGGCGTAGGACCGTGAAGCTTTCACCGTCGCAGATCGCAATTGCGAAACGGCTGAACGTCCCTTTGGAAGAATATGCCAAGTACGTGAAGGATTGATCTGATGGCTGATAACAAACGAGCTCCACGAGCAACTGAGACCCGCGAACAAGAATCGCGCAGAAAACCATGGGCTCCGCCCAGTCACCTTGAAGCACCTGCTGCCCCTGAGGGCTATGTGCATCGTTGGATAAGAACAGCTATGCGAGGCGAGGAGGACAAAATGAATGTCAACGCCAAGCTCCGTGAAGGATGGGAACCTGTCCGCGCTGATGAATATCCAAACTATCACGTTCCTGTGATTGACTCTGGTAGTCACGCAGGTGTGATTGGCCAAGGTGGTCTGATGCTGTGCCGCATCCCTATCGAAACTGCCCAAGAAAGATCCGCGTATTACGGGACCCGGACCCGCGAACAGATGCAGGCTGTCGATCAGGACCTAATGAAGGAGTCACATCCTTCAATGCCGATTCAAAACAATCGGCAAAGTCGTGTATCCTTCGGAGGACGTGGGTCTTCCGATTAACTGAAAGCTAAAGGAGCTGTCAAATGGCCAATACAAATGGCGCATTCGGTCTTCGTCCCGTTGGAAAAGTGGGTCAGAATACCAACAGCACTGGTGCAACTGAGTATCGTATTGCTGCGGCAAACACGAACGCGATCTATCAGGGCTCCCCTGTCATCCCTCTCGCTGCAGGTGTCATTGACATCGTCGGCGCAGCGTCTGGTGGCACGGTTGGTCTGTTGGGTGTGTTCGCGGGTTGTGAATACGTTTCCTCTACCACTGGTGAAACAATCTTTTCTAACAGCTGGCCCGGTTCGGGCGCAGACACAAACTTCCCTGTAAAGGCGTTCGTCTATGACGACCCAATGCAGCAGTTTGTGGTCGCGACGTCTAACGTCGTTGCTGGTGCTGACACAGAAGCAGAAGTACGTGCTGCAATCTTTGCAAACGCAGACATGGCGCTTGCTACTGGCGGTACAACTGCAACTGGTATGTCCACTGCTACGTTAGATCTGAACACTATCGCCACCACCAACACATTGAACCTGCGCATCATGGGCATCCAAGAGGACCCCGATAACGCAGACTTCACTGTAGCTGGTATCCCTGTAATCGTTCGTCTGAACAACCACTTCAATTCCGCCAACGGCGCGATTGCTGGTGGTACTGTTTCGACGACAGGCGTATAAAGGAGGGCTGAAACATGGCTATTTCACGCGCACAACTCGCGAAAGAGCTGGAGCCGGGTCTTAACGCCCTCTTTGGCATGGAGTATGGTCGGTATGAAAACCAGCACTCCGAAATCTACACCACTGAGTCTTCTGATCGTGCATTCGAAGAGGAGGTCATGCTGACCGGTTTTGGGGCAGCACCGACTAAATCTGAGGGTTCTGGCATCAATTTTGACGAAGCTGGTGAAGCATACACTGCTCGGTATAACCATGAGACTGTTGCGCTGGCCTTCTCTCTTACAGAGGAAGCTGTCGAGGACAATCTCTACGACCGTCTGGGTTCGCGTTACACACGCGCTCTCGCACGTTCAATGGCTCACTCCAAGCAGGTTAAAGCTGCAGCCGTTCTGAACAACGCCTTTACTGGTGGTGCTTCAGCGGGTGGTGACGGTAAGGCGCTTTGTGCGACTGACCACCCACTCTCCAACGGCGGTTCGTTTGCTAACGAACCATCAACTGCTGCCGATTTGAACGAAACATCTCTTGAAGATGCTTTGATCAACATCGCTGGTTTTGTTGATGAGCGTGGCATGAAGATTGCTCTTCGCGGCATGAAGCTTGTCATCCCACGTCAGCTGCAATTTATTGCAGAGCGTCTGATGGTGTCCAACCTCCGCGTTGGTACAGCAGACAACGATGTGAACGCGATCCGTTCTATGGGTATGTTGCCTGATGGTTATGCCGTCAACGACTTCCTCACAGACCCTGATGCGTTCTTCATCAAGACTGACGCACCTCGTGGCTTTGTACACTTTGAGCGTACGCCTCTGTCGACCGGCATGGAAGCCGACTTCGACACAGGCAACATGCGCTTTAAGGCACGTGAGCGTTACAGCTTTGGTTTTTCCGATCCGCGCGCGGTATTCGGTTCACCAGGCGCTGCATAAACCTAGTCCTCCCATTAGGTGTTGTAGCTGGGGCGATCTTCGGATCGCCCCTTTCTTTTTGTTTACTGCTAGTGTATTCTGCTGGCACTAGGGCAAACATCAGCTTTGTAGACAGGTTTCCGCCCTCCTGACGTTGCATAGACTACAGAGCGAATCCTTATGCAAAGGGTACTATAATGGCTTCTACTACTTTTTCTGGTCCAGTAACTTCGACCAATGGTTTTGTTGGCGGCGTCACAGGTGACGTTGTTGGCCTGGTACAAGTTCCAACATACACTGTTTTGACCGCACCATCAGCAGTCGGCATCGCCGGTTCGTTGATCTATGTTTCTGACGGCGCAGCGGGTTCTGAAATTCTTGCTTTCTCCGACGGCACAGATTGGCTTCGTTCTGATACTGCCGCTGCAATTAGTGGCGCTCCATAAGGCGGTGATTCATGGCAATCATTCCTAAACTTGAGCCAAGTGCAGAAGAGTTAGCTCGTCGTGGAATAGGCGTAAAACGTGTTCGTTCTCGCAACGAAGACGGTACGCTTAAAGGTGACGATCCTTCTACACCCGATGTGAACGAGGCGTGGATAGTAAAGGCCGTTAAGAAAAAACGCGGCCGTCCACCCAAAAAGAAGGATTAAAACATGGCAGGTTCTGACGTAAAAGCCAAATTTATTGAGGCCGACACAACAGCCGCTAATGCTGACGGGGTCTGTGAGTCGCAGACTCCCGCCGGCGGCGGCGCTCAAGATTTGACGATCGACGGGGCTCAGGCTTCTGGTGGTGTGGCTACGTTTACCGCCGCTCGTTTTGTTACGATTACATCTGCGGGCTCTGACGATGGCCGTACGTTCACGGTAACAGGCACTGATGTGAACGGTAACGCGCAGACGGAAACTATTGCTGGGCCAGACACGGCCACAGTTACCGGCACGTTGTACTTCCGCACGGTAACCACCGTCTCAGTAGACGACGACACTGCCGGTGCTATCACTGTTGGTATGTCGAATAATGCACTGGACGTAATTTTTGCCGAGCGTGCTCGTCTTAAAGGTGCTTTTATTGTGAACTCTGCAACTGCAGGCATTGTTACATTCACGAATGGAAGTGCTACAGGAACAGAGAAGTTAAAGCTTGGAACAGTTGCGTCTGCAACCGCCGAGCGCGACGTCACCATTCCCGACGAAGGCGTGTTGTTTGAAAACGGTTGTTATCTGCCTTATACGGCAGGGACTACGGTCTTCACAAACATCACCGCTTTCCACGCCTAAGGAAACCAAGTGGCTTACGAAATCCGCTCCATATCACAGGTCGGAACGTCTGAGCCGTTTGAGCTTCAGGTGGCCAGGGGTCAAATCCCTGGCCACAAGCATATTTTTAAGTTCGGTATAAACCCCGCTGTTCAGAACGTAGAAGAAACAGTCTGGGAGGGCGGTGGACTGTATGTGTACCCGTCTTCAGCGTTAATCATGACTGTTGCCAGTGCCTCTGGTGCCGTAGACAATGGTGTAGTTATAACTATTTCTGGGTTGGACGCGGACTACAACGAGCAGTCTGAAACTGTTACCTTGGCA